GGGAAGATTCGCAATTGCTGAATGATCTTCTCTAATCATACCTGCATCTTGCATCTCTTGGTGTCTGCGTCCTGCATGTCCTTCATAGTGACCATGCATTCCATGGTGCTTCATTTTACCGTGATGTCTTTTAGCCATAATAGGCTCCTTATTAGTAACTGCAGACCTAGTTTCCTAGCTGCAGGGTTTATTAACAAACCTCTTACCTAACCATTAGGAGAGGGCGTAACATTTTGTTGAGAGTCAGGTTGAGGTTGTCCTAAAGCCTGTTGGGCTACATGAGCTTCCTGCTCTCGTTCTTCATTCTTAACTGATTGCTGTAACGTTATCAATTGTTCCAACTGCTGTATATCCATAAGATCGATCTCTTTAAGGGCTTTAACAAGATTAAGGAGAGTGACTGCATGATCTTTCTCAGCCTCCGCTCTACGTTCGACAGCCAACGCTTGGTTTTCCTGTACTCGAGATGCCCGTTCAAGCCCAAGGCCCTCATCCGCAATAGCACGGGCTTTGGAGAGCTCGGTTTGAGCTTGCATTTGTTCCAATTGAGCTTGCATTTGCATTTGCTGCATCTGTTGCTGCTGCTGTTCTTGCTTCTGAATAGACTCGATAATCTTTTTCTTCCCCTGCACCGTTGCGGCTTCAAGAAGTGAATCGTTTGGTATCGGAACACCCGCTTCTTTGAGTTGAAGTAACTGACCAAACTGCATCTGTCTTTGTGTTGTAGTATTGAGACCATCTTCAACGGCAACGTTATAGGTTCCAAATGCCTTGCTATAGAACTGCGGTGTTGGCTCTTCACTCTCGAGGATCTTCTTAATCTTTCCAGGAGTAAAGTTAGCTTTAATAACATCAAGGAATAGTTTACCAAGGATCTTCTGAGCCTGATCAAGGTGATCGAACAATCCTTGAAGCGTAGTAGTACTCGCACTCATCTTGAGCATCGCATGGAACCCAGACATAGTATCCTTGTTATCGAATCCTAATAACTCTTCACTCGCTCCACTGATCTCGTTCATCTCTCTACCGAGTATTTCCGATAGCTGGATCGTTGTAGGATCGAAACGTGGTGCGATGATCTGTTGTACATCAGTCATCTGCGCTTCTTCTTTAAGAGCAAGACCACGACCTTGGCCATTGAGGAACACATCTTTAGGATTAACTAATGCGTTCTCTTTGTAGACCCATCCAGAATTGATCTGACTTTCCAATATGTCAAGCTCAATAGCCTTTCTACGATTGTACAAATACTGGCTGTCACGAAGATCACGGACAACAGAGCTAATACGCTTATCGAAATAAGGCATTTCAGGACGGTAGTAACACATGACCGGAACGAAGGGATATTTATCGATCCCCATCGGATTAGGTCCATCATAAAATACCTTTCCTTGTACAACAATAGCTAAATTAACGGTCGGGATTTCAGATTCAACAATAGACGTTTCAGGATATGCCTGTAAGAATAACTTTAACTTGTCATCATCCTTGCTCGACCATTCAATTTGTTCACCGGTATTCGTATCGATGAGCATCCGTTGTGTACGCATATCACGGTAATAATATTCATCATAGGTAAGAAGATTCTTGAGTCCGTAGTTATAAGATTCTGGCATGAATTGGAACTTACCATCTCTTCCAGTTCCTGAGTCCAGTCCTATTAGTCCCAGTACCTCTTCTACTCTGTCTGGAAGCAACGACACAACTTCCCTCTTGGTGAGAAAGGATCTCTTCCAAATAGCATTGCAATCAGAAAGGTCAGCCTTGCGGAAATAAGGATCAATAAGAAAACTGTTATAACTGCAATTATCAACTTTTATATTCCCCGATATAGTGTCTTCACGATAATCTACCCACACTTGTAGAAGGTTCATTCCGGTAATCAAAGCCCCTTCAAACGAATCGGATAGGGTTTCTAGAATGTCTTCTTTCTGATTGAGCCACATGAGTACTTTAGTCATCTGATCTGCAGTCTCAGCATCACCATTCTCTATAGGAGAAACGATTATAGACTTACGATTGCGACGCTGATGGCCGCTAATCATGTTTATGATTCTTCGTATCCGGTTAAAACTAAATTGCCGCCTACGATTGGCTGGTAGGTTACCATAGATATCATTCCATAGTGTCTGATCGCCTTGATAGAAACGAGTATCCGTATCAGCTTCTCCCCAAAAGGATTGGTTGATAGTGATAGATTCAGCATAGAATGCTTCCATACGACCAAGGATTCCACGATCACCCTCATCGTAATAGGCAGGTGCCAATTGCGGGAATAGCATACTCGTACCTCCTTTTTGTACTTTATATGCCTATCCTACAAACTTGAGGATTTCAAAGCAAGGAAATAAAAGACCCCAATTAAGGGGTCTTAACACGCAATAATGTTTAGGGGGGAGAGGGAATTTGTTATCTTTTTCCTATACCATTGGTGTAGAGCCATCACGGAAGCGCTCCAGTATAAAAGACCTAACAGCTTCTTTTGGATAGAGAACCTTCCCTCGCATCTTAATATAGCTAGGACTATTACCCTCTTTGCGAGCACGATAAGCTATATTTTTGTGGTTATATATACCAAGGGTGACTAGATTGTTAACATCTAAAAACTCAGGTAGCGTATCAAGTTTTTTTAAGAATAAATTGTAAACATTATTCATATTTTCTTCTTTCCTCTCTAACATGTGATCCTAGTCGTCCCATCTCGCGGGCTACATCTTTTACTGATACTTTATAATACTTTGCAGATTTATATATCGCGAGCCCTCTTTCAAAGCCATCCTTATACAAAACTCTCGCAAAGCATAAAGCCTTAAAAAGAGTTTTACCTTTTACTCTAGGCGCGTTTTTATATAATTTTATTTCATTGTCATCATCCATACTCTTACCCTTTACTACCTCTTCACTTCGTACGGTTCGCCTACAATCTTATCAGGCTCCCGCTTAAAACATTTATGATCTTCACAATCAAACATATGTTTACATTGGGCACCATGGGACTTCAATGACCGTATATTAGCACTTTTCATCTGTTGATCAAGAGACTTTCTCAATCGTTTCATTTGTCGCCTAGAAGCTACATCAGTCTCAACAGTGTTCTGCATGCTAGGAACGATCGGGAGAGGTTCAGTGTTAATAATTGATTGGCCCAGTATCATCTCAGATCTTTTCTGATCCCTGTTTCTTATCCACGAAATGATTGAGGAGAAGATTCCACTTTTCTTCATCTGAAAGATCCTTTCTTTGGGCCTGAACATACACACTCTCATAGTCTAAATCTTTAGAAATTCCCTCGTCAACAGCATAAGGATGGGCCGAAGTTATGATACTCTCTGATTCTTCACGAGGAGTTTCACGTTTGAGTCTGGCTATATTGAACCAGACCCTTTTGTATTCTTTCCATGTATTTTCATCTTCTTCAGAAACGTAACGATCAATGTGCTGCATCAATTTATTAAATGCGTCTTTCCAGAACAGCTGTGTAATACGCCGTTTCTGTTCATCCATATGCTTTTTTTCTTGCTTATCAAGAGGTTTACAGAAGTCATACATCTTCCCTTTAAACTCGATGATATAATCAGTATCTTCTTGATTCAATTGGGCAATAATCTGCTTATAAAGCTCTCTAATAGCCTTGTCGGCGTTCATAATGGAATCTATGAAATCTTTCTTCATCTTATTCCTCAAGGTATCTTACTGTGGTCTTTAATTATTGGAGTGTTATTTTTTTCCGCTACACCATCTTTTGCCCAATCGTAAGAACCGGGGCCATATCGTTTATCTGCCGCACTTCTGCCCATCGCAAGAATCATTTTGATTAAATTAGGCATCGGATCTCTTTTCATAAAACGATGGACAACTCTATTGTTAGCCACACTATATCCTCGAGTCAAACATCACCTCAAGATCAGCCGCCAACTGGACTGCTGCTGGAGATCCATTATCTAATAACGCTTCTAGTACTGCATTCATAGTATCTTTCATGGAACATCCCGCCTCATAGGTTCTATCAATCGCAGCCTTAACCATAAGAGCCAGAATATGGTAATCATTATCATTGACAACCATACGAGGGTTCGTTGAGTAGTACATCATAATCTTATGATTATATCGGAGCGCTGTTAGGGTAGGGAATACCATCAACAGAACGCATAGTAATAGTCTTTTCATCTTATTTCCTCGACACAACCTTCTCTACACAACCAATATCTAACACTGTAGACGGGTATATTTTCAATAGGATATCTATTCGTTTCATCATATTTATATGCAGTATAAATGGGTTCATTATTAGAAACTATCTCTCTATAGCCAAATTCATTTTTATTTTCTTCGGTAATCTTTAAACTACAATTCTTACATTTATCTTGAGGATATTCATGAGGAGGAACACCCAAATTAACACCTAAAACATAGGGTTTATCATTATAATCTTTAACATGATAAGGCTTATCATAAACTTCAGTATATTCACCAGTAAAATGATCATAATCTCGAGGAGCATGAGTTGGGCATAAGGAGATAATCCCACAGAACCATAAAGGTTTTTTATCGCATTTATCGCATTTTCTGTATTCCTTTTTCTTTTTTATAATCAATCTAATATCCTCCTTCTTCTCTAAATTGAATTTAAGATAGAGCAAATTACATATAAAATTATATAATGATTTTAGTACTTCTATTCTTGCGTATTCTGCAGCAGGAGTAAGATTCATTTTTTTTATACGAGCAATAATGGACTGTAGATCGCAATAAATCCATTCTCCTATAGAAATATTATCTGATTCAACAATGCGTTTATTCAAGAGTTCATTAAAATATTTCCTATACTTATTACGCGTATCTGTCTGCAGTGTTTGACTCCAGTAATAAATGGCTACCGAAAGAGGATAAACTTTTATTTTATTTTTATAATTCTCCATCAAAACAATAAATCTATCGCGTTCATTTTGAAAGTTCATCAAATTAATTTCTTCAGTAATCATTTATGTCTGTCCTAAAAATTCCCGGGATTCTGCTATTACTTCCATACATCGCTTCCTGATACCTCTTCTCAAGATCCTCAGCGTTACTACCTGACCGGCATTTAGGTAATGCTGCGCATAAGTATCTCATCGAATCGCTGCCGTGGCTCCAATTATCATGCCTTGGACTATTTTTATACCTTTTTAACTTATCATCCCATTCATACCGATAGTTCTCTAATGCCTTAATGAGCTTCGAGCAGTTCTTCTCATCGATCCACATCTTAGAGAATGTTCGACGAACAAGTTCGATCCCATCTTCAATGTCGATCTGGACTGGCTCCGTGAACTTGATTCCCAATTCTTTGTACATCTCACGTTTAGTTAGTCCCCGAGCAGACTCGCGAGCCATAATATCGTGAGGAGGGAAATGCCCATTAACAGCGTATACATACGGTTTTTCCAGTACTATCTTTGCAAAATGATCCATTGCTCTATCCGACTGCTCATAATAATCAATAATACGAACAAGCTCACCAATTACTTGGAAAAAAATAATACAAGTGGGGTCCGCGATCCCGAGGTCCCACGCCGTGTAGACTTTATGATACGGTTCCCATGGAACAATACCAATCTGTCCCCTCAACCGCATATTTTGAATATACTTTGCGTACAGTGACCCTTCTTGGCCCATCTCAAACGAGCACCAGTACTCTTGTCTTGCCATATCTTCAGATATCTCACCAGAAGCAATATCTTTCTTGATCTCTTCAACACTAATGTGTTTAGTATCTTCAATCGTTTTAAAGTAGGTGAACCAATCAGGGCTATTTTTTGCAATTTCATACAGCTCGTACATCGCGTTTTTTCCACGAGGGGTCGAAATCAGGGCACAAACTCCGTTGTTAGCACGAAGGATAGGCATCGCTGCTAACTTATAGGCGTTCTCATCAGCTAATGCATACTCACTAAACACTATAAATTTTGGATTAGAACCAATGATTGAGGTGTTATATGAGTCTGAGCCAACCAGCTTGATCTGCGAGCCATTAATAAGCACAATTTGCATCGTATCGTTACGAATCTTTGCTATCAGCTCCTCGGGAATGAAATCTAGGAAACGTTCACCGGTATTAGTAATAGAATCCCAGATAACGGTTCGTGCTTGGGCGAATGTTGGTAAGCAATAGAAGTAGTTACCAACCTCTTTAAGAGCTGCCCTGATCATGAGATTCCACATCAATACATCTTTACCAGCCCTGCGAGGAAGGACTATAAGTAACTTTTTAAACCCATCAGACTCAAGAGCTTTAACAATAGGCAATTGATAATCTCTCGGCCTAAACTTATTAAGTCTGATAACGGTCTCGATGCTCATCTTTTCATTCATTCTTTGTCCTGTCCCATGATGGTCTCTTGTTCATGACAAAGTGATCATAGTTCACTGGCTTAAACCGAAGGCTATCCATAACGGTAAACTCTTCACGAACAAAGATATATCCACTATCAAATAATTTGTGCCAGCAACAATTGGGCCAACTATTGACGCATTTGCACCAATTAATGGAGAATCCATGAATGATAGGCTTATGATAATTAAGGGACGATCGGGTTAAATCTATTTCAATCGATGATAAGACATCTTCTTTGACGTTAACCGAATAGGAAACAGTAACACGACGAGGCATATCGGACTCACAAAAGCCGCCTATATCCTCTCTTAAGAGTATCCCAGGATATTTTCCCCATATCTGTACTAATTCATTGCTCATTACACACTACTCTCTTGTTATTTTCTATACATCAAATTTATGTACATCCATTCATATATATCCTTACGAGAGAATGTTGGATCCCCCTTAAAATAATCGATATGCCAATTGGTTTGATAATAATTCCCAAGAAAGAAATCTCTCATTTCATCCCATTCATTATTCTCAACAATCACGTCGTCCCAGTCGCTTGTATTTAAACATTCCGATGTCACTTGGAATCCCTCAATATATGCTCCCTTTAGAGAAAATTCATTTTCAGAACAGTAAAAATCTTGAGTGAATATCTTAGAAAAACTAATTTCTGCCCCTATCCATAGTCGGCCATGTGGCTTAGCTGGCTTGTAACCTTTTATGGTATTAAACCTTTTCCATCCTCGTACTATAATAGATCTATCCTTTGCAGGCATCGAATCCAAGCAACTTACCCAGACCTTCTTTTCTTCCATTTGTTGTATCTTTCTTGTTTGATCTTTGTTATCAGAAATGATTTTTGACCTTTATTAATCTGTCGCTCATTACACTCTCCTTTTTTTAGAACTGACTCGAGTAAGATTGTAACACAGGTATATATTTTACACACTATAGTAATTTTATTGCATTCTTTTAGGCATTTGGTATACTGGAATAAACTAACCTATAAAGGGAATAAATGATTAAGAGTAGTAAGAAGCGATGCACCTCACGGTGTCTCTGTGATGATTGTTACCTCTATCATATCACACAGGGATGTGATTATGGGCAGCCAATAGCTGCCTATAAGCATGAAGAGAGATGTACGTGTCCTATAAAGAAGGTAAAGGAAGAGCCTAAAGGGGAAAGGCCTTCAGTATTTAGATTTGTTACACAACAAGGAGTGATAACGAATGACGATTAACACCAATTCTATCTTCTTTAGACTGAAGAGATATAAGTACAAGCATCTCTTAACATGGGTTGAGATGGCAAAGCGACTGGGAATAAGTTATTGGACGTTGATGAGGGTACAACAAGCAAAAGGTAAAAAGTTTAACTTCTCAATGAAGACAATAGAAAAGATCAGAACGTTCTTTAAGGAAAACAAATGATAGATATTCCATTATGGATACAACTATCGACTGCTATAATTGCGCTCGTAACGCTGTTTAGATCCGTCAACAACGCTGGTAGGATTGACTTTACTAACCTTCGTCTTAAAAATCTAAAGTTCGAGATAAAAAGAATAGAAGATGCCATTCGACTCCTGGAGCTGGATTTCAAAAAGCTGGAAAATAAGAACAATGAGGTGAAGTAACTACGCTAGGTAGGGTGCGCGGTTACGCTTTGTAGGGTACGCGGTTACGCTTTGTAGGGTACGCGGTTACGCTTTACAGGTTCAAAGTATGCCACTAAGCTCGGAGATTGGTTTGCGAGTAAACTCTAAGATCCTTTGATGATCCTTCGCTCCAAGCGATGTGATCTTACTTGCTAGGGGGGCTTTCAGGGCCCCTCTCTTGTTGTATTACCATGTAGTCTTAATTACCTTAGACTTCTTCTTGGGACTACTATTCTGCTTCATCCCCTTACGAGCTCTCGCTGCAACCTCTTCAGGCGTTGGCTTTTCTCCCTCAGGCTCATTATAGGAGGGGAGGACCACAATCGTTCGTTCTGGTTTGTTTTCAGCATCACCCTTGAGTTTAGCACGCCATTCGGCAGTATCTTTCCACACATGAGAATAGTGAGCCATAACATTCGAGATCATACTCACCTCATACTTACGATTGATAGCACCTACTTCTCTTCTAACGCCTAATGCTTTCTTTGCCTGCTGCCATGCCAATTTAAAGCTCGGATACTTCTCAATCCATCGATATTTAGTCGTATCACATACCCCATTCGCTACTTGCCACTGGTCCAACGTGAGGGCATTAGGATCCGTTTGAGCCCAGGTAAGCAGCTCTTCTCCTAATTTCTGTATGAAAGATATTGTGAGTGGAGTCATCTTCCAAGTATTCAGATTGAGATATTCATCAAAGAATCTTTCATTAGGGGTTCTTATTGTCTCCGGATAGGATGAAGATTTAGTCTTAATAGCCACTTTTTCCTTTTTTTTATTTGTTTGCATCTGTTCTCCGAGTGGGTTTTTTCTCCGAAGAGGGACAGGGACATACTCTGGTGGGAGCACAGGTCATGGTGTTGGCTATCTCGGTGAGGGAGAATTCGGTTCGTGCTCGTTCGTCATACTTCTTTTGTGCAGTGATATGAGCTATAAGGGCATCATCCTTGTAGAGGATACCGGTCCCCACATCTTCGATGAGTTTGATAAGATTGGATAGGTCGGGCACATAAAAATGGGGTGATAGTAAGAGATCATTGTAATGCTTGGCTCTGGTCTTAGGGATCTTAAAGTAGAAGATCACGTCTAAGTGCAACGGACCGGAATAGAATGGTAGATTACCATGCTGGTCCTCCAATACCACGCCATAATTGAATTTTATTTGTTTCTGGGTGTCCCACATCCGATATTGTCCTGGTGCAGCTCGTGCCCAGGCAACGGGTGTACCTTCAAGGACATAAACCTTCTCCATAACTCTCCTTCAAGTCTGATAGGCGGCTTTCTTGATATGCCAATATACAACGGCCATATCCTTCTCCACCATACAATATTCTTGAAGAGTTGAGCAAGAGTTCTTTTGCTTTTCCTATCTCTTCTTCGATCTCTCTCTTATGTTCTTCGTATTGCAATCGAGACATTTTTGGCTTTTGAGATGCTTGCTCTGCTAATGCCTTCCGTTCGGTAGTGCTCAAAACAGGTTGTGACGTTTTGTCCCATACTCGAACTCGTGACGTTTTGTCTCGGGAGACACCAAATGGCCTCGGGTCTGACTTCTCTCGGGGGTCCACTCCTAGGATTTCACAAACATCAAAGACCCATCTCCAATTAGGCTTCAAATTTGCATTCTTAGCCATCTCTCCCAGCTTTGCCATCAACCACCCCATCCTATCCCTAGCTCGAGGACTGGAGCCATTTTTGACCTTCTCAGCTTCAATGTAAACTTCTTCGATGAGATCATCAGGGAAAGCGATAAGCTTGAGCTGTTCAGATTCGGTGAGTTCTAGGAGGGTAGAGAGTTTGACGATGGAGGGTGAGATTAATGCTTCTCTAACGGGCCCTTTGGATAGAATATCTTTTATCGCAGGGTTCTTTTTATGCAGGATGATGTAATTCTGCTGCTCTTCTTGTAGCATCTTTATTCCTCTTACTACTCGAAAACGGAGTTGATTATTGAACCAACTCCGTTCTGCTTCTTTTTTTAGTGTTGTATACACTCCCCGAGCCGATATTTTTATCGTTTCTCGTGCGCCCGCGGTATAGGATTGTATAGGGCTAGGGTTAATATATATAACATCTCTATTAGGGATGACACCCCGATCACTAACAGAGATAACTTCATTACACAAGAACATAGCCTTGTCCGGTTTGTCAGCCAGGAACAGAGCATAGGATGCTTTATTGGATATTTTTATCTTATAGACATTCGCATTGTAATCTTTTGATTGTTTGATTAACCAACCTTCTTTCTCAAACCGTGATGTCCATCGTTGGAAGGTTCTAATATCGCAACCGACAATAGCAGCACCGTAAGCGTTTGTGATAGTAAAGGTGGGTCGATTACGAAAACTCATGAATAGCTTTGCGGTTATGGTACCATAACCACCATACTTTGATATAAACTTGATTGGATCTTTCAGATAGGCAAGATCAGGAATCCTGGAAATAGGTAAGTCTGCGGGAAGTTTTGGATATAAATGTTGACTTTGTGCAGTCTTGGGGTATAATTTTGTTCTATTGAAAAACGAGTGGTTCATTAGCTACTCTTTCCTAAAACCCAATCTAGATGAGGCATCCTGGTAGATAACAGCATCGTGATTCGGGGACAATAAAATTTCATATGTTGAAAGGTGTTTGGCTTCGGCTACGCACCTTTTTCATCGAGTAATCTCTAAGATCCATTCACTAACTCCGAGTGAATATGAGGTAAATTATACCCCATCTTAATCTCTTGTCTATTATTTTCTGAATGTTACTCTTGTAAATACCATCATGGCACCCAATTCCCCCTGGGTGTTCTCACATGTGGGAAGGGTTTCTCATGAACTGTTAGCCCTTCCCACAATTACTAAAACATTGCAATAAAATTACTATATGTTATACTTATAAGTGAGCGGTTAAACAATCTTACTTAAAGGAATAATAATGGAAACTATCGAATTATCAAAAGTATTAGAATTTATATCCAAGATCTATGATGAGAAGATGCAGGCGGTCATCGATAAGATCGAATCAAAACCAAAGATATATGAGATTGCCTATAGATCTGAAGAGATTCATGAGCTTGCAGCAGCGTTAGCTAAAGCCCAAGGGGAGTTTGATGTTGCTGGTCTTAATAGACAGAACCC